CATAAAGGCGCTTGAAAAGATACCTATAACATCCGCGGTGATCTGCTTTGCACTATCGCTCCGAAACGCGGAAAATATTTCCGCAAAAGCAGTATTGAAATTGCCGGCTATATCAGCCATTTCCCCGCCGATGTTAAACATGGATACCAGATAATCCTTAATCCTTTGACTATTCTGTTCTAAAAACTTGCTAATTCCGCCTAGTAAATTATCTGCAAGTGTAGCACCTATAGAAGCCATGCTTCCGGCTGATTTTCCAAGATTAAGAGCAATCCGGTTTCCAAAATCCTCCGCAGAAGCTAAAACCGCAGAATCCGTAAAAATCTCTTTCAGGCTTTCTCCGATTCCCTTGACGGAACTCTGAATACTATCCAGTACCGAAGTATCACCAAAAGCAATATTAAATCCACCTTTAAACTGACTGGCAAGTTCCCTTGCCCGGTCAATCAAAGCCTGGTATTTATTAATTGCCTTCTCTGTACCAGAATCATCCTGCTGATTTTCGCCTGATTCCTCCGTAGAGTACCCACCAGCTGCACCCGATCCGCTACTATCACTATCGCTGCCGGTATCCGCACTGATAATATTTAATTCATCAATCCCGGTTGACATTCCCTTGATATCTTTGCCGGCTTTCTTGGCAGCTGCCCCGGTTCCGCTCACTGCACCGGAAGCATTATCGGCTGCATCTGCAACTGCTTCCACGCCCGCAGCTGCGTCACTTTTCTTTCCGGATATTAACTCCTTAAAGGATTTAAAAGCCTCAGCAAGACTGTTTATCTTCCAAATTATGGTATTTATTACCTTGATAACCGGGGTAAGTACATTAATAAGCCCTTGACCAATAGTCGCTTTTAAGGAATCAAATTGCAATTTCAAAATTTTAACCTGATTGGCCCAGCTGCCACTGGTCCGGATAAAATCCCCGGAAGCTAGGGTCAATCGATCCTGCACGAAATGATATCGCAGGGCTACCTTTTCAGCCTCGGACATTTTAGCAGTTACTTTCCCATATCCATTGGCGAGAGCATAACTATCAAGTGCACTCTGGGTCATGACAATACCCAAGTCTTTTAAAGTCTCTGTTTCACCTGTGAATACAGATTTCAGCTTTGTGTATGCTTCGTCCTGGGAGAGGTTGTAAAAGGATGCTACGTCACCGGCCAGACCGGTCAGAGTGGTGGACATATCATAGGCTGCACTTTCCGAAAACCCGAAAGCCTTTGCCATGGCTCCAAACGTACCCGTAAATTTCTTGGCCATTGTTTCGGACAGACCGAAGGAAAGCGCTGCGTTTTTAGCAAAGGCATCTACTTGTTTTGACATCTTAGGAAAGGTTACATCTACAACGTTTTGAACCTCAGTCAGATCGGACCCCAGTTCAATTGCACTCTTTCCAAAATCAATAATCTTTTTTATAGCAAAAGCGGCAGCCAGAGCCTTTCCCGCCTTTGCAGCAAGACCTTGAATGCCAGACATCTGCTTGCTAAAATCATTTTTATTTACAACAAGATCTAGTCCGATCTGTCCTACACTGTCAGCCATAAACTATTCACCTCCTATCTGCACAGCTGTGCAAACATATGCTCCAGGGCTTTCATTTCCTGGTCATAGGTTGCCGAAGCCATGGACTCTGCTTTCCGGTTTCTCCACGCATTGTGAATACGCTTCTGATCCTTGTTAAAGTGCTTGATTACATTCCGGTCCGTTTCAGACCGTATCGATACAATTCTCCCCAGAGGTGTTTCTGGATCAATTCCGGAAAGCAGGGATTTAAACTCATCCCAGCTCACCGATTCAAATTCTTTGGTACGTATTCTCAACCCGTACTGCGAAAGGAAGCTGGAAATAATTAAATCCCAGTCCTCAAATAGATCGTAGTACGGGTCACTGCTCTCCCTGGCTGGCTGTGTCTCCTGTAATCAGATTGATACCCTCTTTTATCACCACAACCAGATCATTAAAATTAAGTTTTAACTTCTCAATTTCCTTCTGGGATTTCTCCGGGAACATCATGTCATAGGCCTTTAAGATTTCATCCATTCCAGGTGCATCAGTACTCATCAGTCCCATGACTTTTAGCATGGTAGGAGCATCTGCGTTCACCTCTAATATCTTTCCTTTGATCCGCAAAGAGGGATTCCCCTCAAAGGTCAGTTTCTCTGTAATATCAATTACTTTTGCCATCTATCATATCCTCCTTATTCTCCTGAACTGGTTGTTGCTTCTGTGAAGATTGGCTTGCCCTTACACTTTACTTCAAACTCCAAAGCGTCTACCGCTGTACTGTCTCCACCGGCAGGAGTGGTTACATTGATAATTGCATCAAAGGTCACTTTTGCCCCTGAAGGCATCTCCCATTCAAACGGTGCCACCACATCATTTCCTGATTTCCACGCAAGACCGGCAACGTAATCATTACCGGGATCTCCATAGGTTCGCTTTCCCTGAAAGGAGAATGACAGCTTTTTGCTGGTCATCATGGAATCTCCCCAGCCATCACTCTCCATGGCGTTCCATTCTTCCACGCCGCCCTCAATACTTGGAGCAAAGTTTGTAAGGTTGGCAATTGTGACCATATTGGTTTTGCTACCATTTAAACCCACATTAAATTTGTTGTTACTTACCGGATATACTTTTGCTTCCGACATATATTTCACCTGTTCCTTTCATAAATAAAATCCAGCCAGATCACATACTCATATACTCCGCTATCATCTGTCCCTACATCCTGCGGTTCAGGAACCATCAGACGCAGGTAATTGATAGAGGTATCTCCTATGGTGAGGCTGGTTACACTTCTTAGTTTCTCAAATAAATTATAAGCCGCTTTCTCTGTCTCATCTTTGCTTTTGCTCCAATGAATCAGGAGGGAAACGGGCTTGGTATCGTAGGTGGTGCATTCTATTCCACCTATGGCGACGTTTACCGGACCGGAAGTGGGGCGGCTATAAACTCCTATAGATTTCTGCTTTTTGTTATCCAGCTTTCCTATATACACATTGTCATCTGCAGCAATATCCAAACTGGATATGTACTGACGGATATCTTTTAGAGACAGCATCACACACCACCTACTTTCTTATAAAATTTCTTATATGCATTTGGGGCAAAATCAGCTTTGCTTCCTTCTGGCTCCCAGTCTTCATACCAATGCCCCTTTGCGTTGGGATTCTCGTCAGTCTGGAAATTATATTCAGGATGAAAGTACAAACGCCTTGCATAGGGGGTACTGGTCACAAGTTGCACCTTTCCCTTGGAAGAATCGGAATAGTCAGTAAAGAAACTTTCCCCTTGAAGATTACCTGTATCAAATGGCATAACCTGTGCCTGGACAACTTCGGTATGTACCGCTTCTGCCGTCATTTCCAGAGCTGTTACAGCCGCCTGCGTCAGCTGACGGATCCGTGGCATATTCATTTTCACTGTAGATTTGACCTGCATCAGATTACCTCCAGGGTGCAAAAGTTTACCGTACCGTCCGGATTACGGTTCTTGCTTCCCTGCTCAATCCGCCTCTCTTCCCCAAATACAGTAACGGTACCCCCGCTTAAGGTTGGGAAGTCTGGCGCGATATCACCCGGAAGCATAGCCGTACCGGTTATCTGGACCAGCTTTTTTTCTGCTGTGAGAATTGTCTTTGCTCGATCCTGAAAATTACACTTTAAATCCAGATCAGCTGTATATTTTGGTTCACTTAAGTTATTGAGTTCCTCACTCTCCAAATGAACACGAATATCTGTCTTACAGAGCCGTTTCGGCACTAAACATGGGTATTTCATAGGCTCACCTCGCTAATCGGCAGCATAAGCCAGTCTGGGACAGCTGGGAGTATACATCTCGCTTCATGGCGATACCTTTATCGGTAAATATGTTCCACGAGCTGCCAAACTGAGCCGATACCCCATTGATACTGTAACTGGACAGAATCGTGTTGATCTCGTCAGCATTCTCATATTCAAAGTCAGACTGCAGACATACCACTTCCCGAATGACTTCCTGCTGAAACTCGGTCAAATTGGAAAATCCCCGGCCCACAATGCGGTTGTAGGTCAGGGAATCAATATGCCGGCTGGCTTGGCGGAGTGCTTTTTCCAGATCATCATCAGGAACCATGCTGCCTTTATATGTTTCTTTGTAATATTCCGGTGTGATATAAGGGACATAAGCCATCTTACTCACCGCCTTCCGGCTTAAACTCCTTGATCTTCTTGACAATTACAGATACAGTGGCAGCTTTTCCTAAATCAATGCCTTTTTCATTCGCAAGCGCTTTCAAAATATCAATTACATCCTGATCGTCTGCCAATTCTCCACCACTTGCTTTCAGTTCTTCCAGTTCCTCTTTCACAGCCATGTAATCCCCGTAAGAGACTGTTTTTCCCCGTCCGTAGGCGATTACACTCCCGTCATCGTCCTTGATATCAAAGCCGCCGTCCTGATAAGCCTTCTGCTGGCTTTCATCAATGGTGTACTCTTTATTTCCTTTTGCTGCTTTCATGCGCCATTCCCTCCTTATACGGTTGCTATATTCATGGAACAGCCTTCTACCTTCTTTTCAAGCAGGAACAAGTCCCCGTAGTTACGATTCTGATATAAGTATCCGTCTGCTGTCCGGCTGTCAGTTCCAGGAGTAAACAGCTTGATGTAGCTGTATTTGTCCCTAGCTACCACACAGGAAGTATGAATCAGGATCCAGTTAATCTGCTTTGCATCAGAAGCGGCCACGCAGCCATCTGTAAAATCATACTTGGTTTTCATTCTGGCAGCCGGTACCATCTTAATTGTTACATCATCAAGGGAATGTACCTTCCGGTTAATGGTGGAAGGAGTGGTAACGGTCATCATGCGCTGAATGCCTTCTGCTTCCTTAACGATCTTACGCATGGAAGGGGTCACATACAGGATCCTTCCTTCTTCCGGTACTCCGGCTTCGTCCATGATTGCCATTTCTGTGTCAAACGCCTCCAGGAAGTTTGCAGTTGTAATCACAGTCGTGTCGATACGTCCAGAGAGGGATGTCAGCTCTGCATGGAGTTTAGAGTACCGGTAAGAATCCTTTTCTGGGATAGCCTGCTCTGTCTCAAAGGTGTTCTGGATATTGGCTACTGATAAGGTCAGGTTTGTTTCATCGATATCCATGGGATCCACAAAGAATTCAATGTCACGGTCATGCTCTAATTTCTTAGGCTCCCAATCATTGGAAAGGGTACCGGAATTGAATCCTGCGCTCCTGGTGTGATCCTTATATCCGGATACGGTCATTCTGGGTAACTTAATTGTCTGTGCGTTTAAAAACTTCACCT